ACGTTGAACGTCTTAAAGCAGAACTATTGAGACTTAAAAGCAATGAAGACACTTCTAAAGGAACTGCATCCGTTGACTTCAGGAAGATTAAATGCTTCTCTATAGAACGTAATGAATCTTGCGGTAGACCATGCACTATCTTAGGTTATAACTTACTTACTGATGCAGAAAACATTGTTCCTCGTGAATGGACGCTTTATTGCTCAGTCGAACAACATGAAAGACTTGTTAAAGAATTTAACGAGCAAAAAGGAAAGGCAAATAATGGAACTAAGTAAAGAAACTCTTGCACTCATCAAGAATTTTGCTGGTGTTAATAACAGTTTGATGCTTAAAGCAGGAACTAAACTAGCAACTATTTCTGAAGGCAAGAACGTGATGGCAGAAGTCACCATCGCTGAAACCCTCCCAATTGACTTTGGTATTTATGATTTAAGTGAGTTCTTAAATGTTATATCTCTGTTCTCGACAACCAACCTTGACTTCCAAGAAAAATATGTATTGGTTTCAGATGGTGGAACAAGTAAGATTAAATACTTCGCAGCCGGTGAAGGTGTCGTTAAAGCAGCACCAGCGACAATCAAATTCCCGCAACCAGATGTCGAATTCACGCTCACAGCCACTCAGTTGGCTATGATTCAACGTACTTCATCAGTGCTTAAAGCAAGTGATGTATCAATCGTTGGTGATGGAACTAACCTTAAGGTTCTAGTTTCTGATAAGAAGAATGATACGTCCAATGCTTATGAAGTTACTATTGGTGAAACATCCGAAGAATTCAAAGCAAACATCAAGGTTGAAAACTTAAAGATGTTACCAAATGATTATGAAGTATCTATCTCTAAGAAGAAGATCTCTCGCTTTAAACATACCGCATCTGATCTAACATACTACGTTGCAATCGAAGCTGACTCGGAGTTCTAATGGCACAATATTTGTGGGTTGAAAAGTATCGTCCTCAAACTATCGACGAATGTATTCTTCCCGACTCAATGAAGAATACATTCAAGGAGTTCATCAACTCAGGTGAGCTTCCTAATTTCTTGTTCTGCGGCGGAGCAGGTGTAGGTAAGACTACAGTTGCAAAAGCTCTATGCAATGAGATTGGTGCTGAGTATCTTTTCATTAATGGTTCAGAAGAATCTGGTATCGATATTCTTCGTCATAAGATTAAGAACTTTGCCTCATCTGTTTCACTGACCGATGCAAAGAAAGTTGTTATCCTTGACGAGGCTGATTATCTTAATGCTAATTCTACTCAGCCAGCTCTTCGTGGATTCATTGAAGAGTTCAGTAATAATTGTCGCTTCATCTTTACATGTAACTTTAAGAATCGTATCATCGAACCTCTTCACTCACGTTGTGCTGTGATCGAATTTAAGATTGACAATTCTGAAAAGCAAAAGATTGCAGCACTCTTCTTTAAGCGAGTAGTAAATATTCTTAAAGAAGAAGATGTTAAGTATGATGGTGCAGTTGTTGCAGAACTAATTACTAAATACTTTCCCGATTATCGTCGTGTATTAAATGAACTCCAACGTTACTCCGTTTCTGGTACTATTGATTCTGGTATACTTGTTAATCTCGGTGATGAGTCCTACATAGAACTTGTCAAGTATATGAAGGCAAAGAACTTCACAGAAGCACGTAAGTGGGTTGGAAAGAATAGTGATATAGAATCTACAGAACTATTTCGCAAGCTCTATGATAAAGCAATTGACATTGTCGAACAAGCTTCTATCCCTCAACTCGTTTTAATCCTTGCAGAATATCAATATAAAGCTGCATTCGTTGCAGATCGTGAAATCAATACGATGGCGGCTTTAACTGAATGCATGGCTCAACTAAAGTTTAAGTAATGGAAATTATATTTCTTTGTGTTTTCTTTGCTTGGTTAGGATGGTATGCACGTGAGCGCTGGGCTATAAACCAATTAAAGAATTTAATTGACGACATGGAAGATAGCGAAGATGAGAAGATTCATATCATTGTAGACATAAGCGATAACCAAATATTTGTATATGAAAAGAATACGTTGCAATATCTTGCTCACGGAAAGACCGAAAGCGATATTACTAATATTCTTAAACAACGTTTTCCTGGAAAAACATTTGCTGCTTCATCAGAAGATATGCTTAAACTAACGTCGTTTACCAAATGAGTTTCTTTGATTTTTTAAATTCAATCAATGACAATAAGAAAGATCTTCTTAAAGAAGATCCTCTTACTGAAAAAGATTACATTCCGTTCATGATCAATCGAGGATTGTCTTACTTTCCCGATACGATTATGTTTGCTAATGAAATGAATCAACATGCCGGTGCTCCAAAGAATTGGCAATACGACTTCTATCGTATAGGTATTACGAAGAAGAAAAGATTCTCTAAGTGGCATAAGCGTGATCAGAATTCTGAAGAGCTTGAGCTAGTCATGAAAGAGTATAGTTACTCTTCTGAAAAGGCAGCTAAAGCTTTACAGCTTTTAACTGAAGATCAGATACACAAACTTAAGGAAAAACACTCTATTGGAGGAAAATAACGTATAAATATTTACAGTCTGCATATATAGTATGACATAACAAAAAGGAATTGTGAAATGACTGTAGAATTAATATATTACGATTGGTCCCCGGATTCAATGCTTGAGGTGATTTTACCTGAACCAGATAACTTTCTTAAGGTTCGTGAAACTCTCACTCGTATCGGAGTGGCTTCCAGAAAAGATAAAACACTGTATCAGTCTTGCCATATTTTACATAAGCAAGGTAGATACTTTATCGTTCACTTCAAAGAGTTGTTTGCTCTAGATGGTAAAGAGTCAAACATTACTGCTGGAGATATTGAACGTAGAAATACAATCGCTGGTCTATTGTCAGACTGGGGATTGCTAAAGATCGTTGTTCCGGCGAAAGCAGAACAGCGTGTTTCGTTGTCGCAGATCAAGGTTGTATCCTTTAAGGAGAAAGCCGACTGGACATTAACCGCCAAATATAACATTGGCAAAAAACCTAGTACTAAGTAAATGGAGAAATTATATGTTGAAATTTGAATTGACGATTGATGATGCTAACCTTATTCTTGCCGCTCTTGGCAAGGCGCCTTTTGAACAGGTAGCAGGTTTGATCGGTAAGTTGCGTGAACAGGCTCAACCGCAATTAGCTGGTTTAGAAGCTGAAGCTGCAGCACAAGCCGCACCAGAAGCAGTACAGTAATATAAATAATTCAGTCCCTTCGGGATGGGAACAAGGTAGGAGGTAACCTTGTTAAACACCTTCAAGAATTGTCCCACTACCTTGGGAACCGTTTGACGTACACGGTATAAGGCGTCAACCAGCAGCCTTGGCTCTGGATAAACAAACCAAGGATTTTGATACGCCTTCGGGGTATCGTTTTTTAACTCGCTTAATAGGAGAAAACTATGTTGCAAAACATTAACACCGCTATCGACACTTTCCAAGGTGTCAAATCTCAATTCGTTAAGACTTTCGTCAACAACGAAGAACTACAAAAACCTCTCAACCAATTTATTGAAGCTCAAACTTCTTTTGCAAAGAATGTTGCTAAATCTACTGTAGATTTTTACACTACACTAGGTATGTCAGCATATATGTTTGATGCTAAAAAAGCTTTTGCTAAGAAATAAGGAGAGAGATATGACACAACTTTCATCTATTTTTGGTCAACAATACAAAGATCTTGACAAATTTTTTGTAGGATTTGACGATCAGTTTAATCGTCTACAAAAATTACATGATGACTTGACTAAGAACATCCCTAACTATCCTCCATATAATATCCGTAAGACCGGAGACAATACTTACACTATCGAACTAGCAGTTGCTGGTTTTGGTCAGAGTGAGATTGATATTGAAATAGACGGTGGCAAATTAATCATTCGTGGAAATGTTGGTAACGACACTGAAGCTAATGACTATTTGTTTAAGGGTATTGCTACACGAGCTTTCACTCGTTCCTTTGCTATTGACGATCAAGTCGAAGTTAAAGGCGCAGAACTTTTCAACGGTATGCTTAAGATTGCTCTAGAGCGTATGATTCCAGAAGAAAAGAAACCAAAGAAAGTTCAGATCAAAGCTAAAGGTCAAAAACAACTTTTAACAGAAGAGGATAAAGATGAAATTAGTTCAAGGCTTTAAAAAGTTATTAGGTGTATTCCAAAATTACTTGCACGATTTTAAAGCGTACAAAGCAGGTAAAGTAAGATAATTTAACAGGAGATATTATGACAGTAAAAGTGTACAGACTTTTGAGTGGAGAAGAAGTCATTGGTGATGTAGAAATAAATCACGAAGGATATCACTTCACAAACCCTGCTGCAATCGTAGTGCAGCAACAACATGATGGAAGAGTCGGTGCAGCTTTTGTGCCATTTGCTCCATATGCTAAGGACAATAAAGTTCTAATCTATAAATCAGCGATTGCTGGTGAAATAGAAGTTGATGTTAAATTGTCAAATCAGTATAACAGTATCTTTGGATCAGGCATTGTAGTTGCGGGAGCAAATGAAATGCCTTCAATTCTTACACAATAACTGTTTACTTTAAAACATAAATGGGATATAATTACTATATCCCATTTTTATTTCTACTATGCGCTTTTATACCTCAGTTAATCGTTATGGCAACAATCTTCTTTATAGAGGTTACGAAGACGGGCGCCGAATCAAAAGAAAGATTCCATTCAAGCCAACTCTATATGTGAAGGGCAAGGGTAACTCTAAGTTCAACGCACTTGATGGAACTAATGTAGATGCAGTTGAATTTGCTTCAATGCGAGAAGCAAAAGAATTCATTGAAAAATATGATGACGTAAAAAACTTTACGATCTATGGAAACACCAACTACATCTCTCAATTTATCGCACAAGAATTTCCTGGTGAAATTAAATTCGAACGCAACAGAATTCGTATCCATAACATCGATATCGAAGTTGCTTCTGATGCAGGATTCCCAGAACCAGATCAAGCACTCCATACAGTAACATCTATTTGTATTAAGGATAGTGTCCTTGATACGTATTTCGTTTGGGCACTTGGTGACTATGATGTTGAGAAGTCTATTATGAAAACTTCTCAAGTTCGTTATACCAAGTGTGTAGATGAAGTACATCTATTAAAGTGTTTCATTGATTTTTGGAATGATGATATCACAGGTCCAGACGCAGTGACTGGTTGGAATATTCGTACATTCGATATTCCATATCTTGTAAACCGTATCAATAGATTGCTAGGTGGTGATGAAGTTAAGAAGCTTTCGCCTTGGGGTATGGTTGAAGAAAAGATGGTCTCTATGCGTAAAGGCCAAGTGCAAATCTATGACATCAGTGGAGTAGCTCAACTCGACTACATGGATCTATTCATGAAGTTTGGCTATTCATTTGGTGCTCAGGAATCGTATCGTCTTGATCATATTGCACACGTAGTTCTAGGTGAACGTAAGCTTGCTTATGATGGAACACTACATTCGCTGTACCAAACTGATCACCAAAAGTTTATTGACTATAACATTAAAGACGTAGATCTTGTTGACCGTATGGAAGATAAGATTGCTATGATTACGTTGACAATGACTATGGCTTACAAAGCTGGTGTTAACTATTCTGATACGATGGGTACTGTAGCAATATGGGATTCATTCATTCATAGAACTCTAATGTCACAGAACATTATTGTACCACCTAATAAAGAAAGCTTTAAGTCTGATTATGAAGGTGGCTATGTAAAAGATCCTCAGTGTGGAGTGCACGATTGGGTTTGTTCTTTTGACGTTAACTCACTTTATCCTAACATCATTGTTCAATGGAACATGTCACCGGAAACTATTCTGAAAGGAAAGGTTCAACCCGGTGTTACAGTAGATAAATGTTTGGCCGGTCTAACTAATGATACTGATATGTCTATGGCTGCAACTGGTCAATACTTCTCTAAGGAGAAGCAAGGCTTCATGCCAAAGATAATTGAAGAAATGTATGATGAACGTACAGTCATTAAGAAGAAAATGCTTGAGTCAAAGAAAGAACTTGAAGCATGTGATAAGAACAATAAAGCAGAAGTGTATCGCATTGAACGTGATATTGCGCACTTTGAAAATCAGCAGTTGGCAATTAAGATTCTTTTGAACTCTCTTTATGGTGCCCTTGGAAATAAATACTTTAGATACTTCACGATGGAAATCGCTGAGGGTATTACAATCTCTGGACAGCTCATTATTAAGTGGGCCGAGAAGCATGTAAACGAGTACTTAAACAAGACCCTTAAAACAGAAAAAGACTATGTCATTGCTATTGATACTGATTCTGTTTACGTTGGCCTTTCTTCTCTCGTTGACGCCGTTATTCATAGTGATGATAGTACTAAGAAAGTCGACTTCCTCGACAAAGCATGCAAAAGAATTGAAACTGATGTCCTCGACAAAGCCTTCAAAGAACTCGGGGAAAATCTAAACGTTTATAAACAACGTATCAGTATGAAGCGTGAAGGTATCGCTAATCGTGGTATCTGGACAGCAAAGAAACGCTATATCTTAAATGTATTTGATAATGAAGGAGTTCGTTATGCGAAACCAAAGCTCAAAGTTATGGGCATTGAGGCAATCAAATCGTCTACTCCAGCAGCGTGTAGAGAAGCTATGGAAGAACTCTTCCAGATTCTCATTAATGGTACTGAGCTTGAAACTCAATCCTTTATACGAGACTTTAGGAATACCTTTGATGCTTTACCCGTCGAAGAAAAAGCATTCCCACGTGGTGTATCCTCGCTCAAGCAGTATGCGGATTCCAAACTCATATACAAAAAAGGCACGCCTATCAATTCCAGAGCAGCGCTCCTCTACAACCACCTACTGAAACAACATGGACTTGATAAGAAGTATGAAGTTATCAAGGAAGGCGAAAAGATCAAGTATATTTACTTGAATCCTCGAAATCCTATGCGTGAAGATGTTATTGCATTCAGCCAGATCTTACCTCCTGAATTTGGTCTTCATAAGTTTGTGGATAATGATACACAATTTGAAAAATCATTCCTTGATCCTGCTAAAATTATTCTAACCTCGATCGGTTGGAAGGCAGAAGAGGAAGCTTCCTTAGAGGACTTTTTTGGATGAACAACTTAGCTTATTATGTTCGAGTATATGATGATGTATTCGAACCTGAATTTTGTAATAATTTAATTAAGACATATGATGCTTTAGAAAATTCTGACTATATGAGAAAGTCAGATCATAGTTGGGATCGAGACTATAGAAGCTTTATGGAAGTAGACATTTGTAAGGAACCGGCTTTTAAAGACTTCGTCAGTCCTTACTATTCTCGAGTTGATGAAGTCTATAAACACTATAAGAGTGTAGTAAAGAATTCTTTCTATCCAAATCAATACGCATTTGAAGATGGAAGAATGAAGAAGTATGAAGCAAATGATTATGATCAGTTTGGCTGGCACGTCGATGTAGGTGATAAATACTCAGCTGAACGGTTCCTTGTAATGTTCTGTTATTTGAACGACGTTGCGGTAGGTGGTGAAACTGAATTTGAATCAGATTCAGAGTTTACTGTCGAACCAAAATGTGGTAGAATAGTAGTATTCCCTCCTATGTGGATGTGGCCTCATCGAGGCAAGAAGCCGATCAGTAATTCAAAATACATACTATCGACATATCTACACTACGTTTAATAAGGAAATATATGAGCATACTAGACAAAATTAAAAAGAATACTACGATTAAAGAATCTGCAATCCTTGCGCAATCAAAGTTCTTCGTTAAGAAGGACATGATTCCAACGTCAATTCCCGTCATCAACGTCGCACTAAGCGGTCGTCTTGATGGTGGTCTAACTCCTGGTCTTACAATGTGGGCCGGTCCTTCCAAACACTTTAAAACTGCTTTCAGTTTGCTGATGGCACGTTCTTACTTGGACAAATACCCAGATGCAGCGCTCTTATTCTATGATTCTGAATTCGGTACTCCGCAGTCTTATTTCGATAGCTTTGGTATTGACACTGAGCGGGTGCTCCATACTCCTATTACAGATCTTGAACAACTCAAGTTCGACGTAATGCAACAGATTAATAATATCGATCGCGGTGATCGTATTATGATTGTGATTGATTCTATCGGTAACCTTGCTTCTAAGAAAGAAGTAGAGGATGCATTGGAAGGTAAGTCTGTTGCTGATATGTCCCGTGCAAAGCAAATTAAATCTTTGTTCCGTATGGTAACACCTCACTTAACAATCAAAGACATTCCTATGGTCGTGGTGAATCACACTTACATGGAACAAGGAATGTTTCCAAAGGCTATTGTTTCTGGCGGAACAGGTCCTTATTACTCAGCAGACAACATCTTTATTCTTGGCCGTCAGCAAGATAAAGAAGGAACAGAAATCGTTGGTTATCATTACATTATCAACGTAGAAAAATCACGTTATGTTAAAGAAAAATCTAAAATACCTGTGTCTGTATCTTTTGATGGCGGCATTAGCAAATGGTCTGGCTTACTTGATATTGCTCTCGAATCCGGACATGTTATCAAGCCTAGCAATGGTTGGTATTCAAAAGTAGACAAAGAAACCGGTGAGGTTGATGATAAGAAGTATCGCATTAAAGATACAGACACTCGAGATTTTTGGATGTCTATCGTTACTTCTAAATCTTTTAATGAATTCGTTCAAGACAAATACGCACTTGCCCACGGATCAATTATTAAAGATGAAGAAATTCTAGATCAAATGGAAGCATATGAAGACGACACCGCTGAGACCGCATAAGGTATTAGGTACTAGTACAGCAGATGGAGATCTTCATGCTCTCACTCTGCTGACTGGACCATTTGCCGGAATTATATTTTCTTATACTGACGTAAAGTTTTCAGAAGATAAAGCGAATGATAAGTTAAAAGTATCATTTGAATATTTTATACATGATGTTCCTGAAGATAAAGAAGGTTATAGTACTTCTCAATTTGAGAATGAACTAGGCGACTTTCTTATGGAGTTAGTTTTTTATGGACTTGAGCGAGACAACTTAGGATTTATTGATGAGCAGAATAGAGAAGACTATCCTTTCGAATCTACTACACAACGAGGAGTATTGTCGTAAAGTAGTACCTTTCATAAAGACTGAGTACTTCACCGATCAATATGAACGTATCGTATCTGAAGAACTGCTTAAGTTCTTTACAGAATACAACAAACCAGCATCACTAGAAATTCTTGCAATCCAAATTGGAAAGCGTAAACTACATCGAGATCAGATTGATGGTATTGAAAAATACATCAATGAACTAAACTTTAGAACTGATAATGACGAATGGTTGCTTAAGAATACAGAATCATTCTGTAAGAAGCAAGCAGTTTATAATGCGATTGTAGAATCTTTTGAAATCATCGAAGGTAAACATAAGCAATTCACCGAAGATGCAATCCCATCAATGCTATCAGATGCACTAGCTGTATCATTCGATAGTTCAATTGGCCATGATTATCTTGAAGACTTTGCCGATCGATACGAATTTTATAATCGCAAAGAAGAAAAGCTTTCATTCGATCTTGAGCTATTCAATAAGATTACCAAAGGTGGTCTACCGCGTAAAACTCTGAATATGATTCTTGCCGGCACTGGTGTTGGTAAGTCATTATTCATGTGTCACTATGCGGCATCTGTTCTTATGCAAGGTAAGAATGTTTTGTATATCACTATGGAAATGGCAGAAGAACGTATTGCAGAACGTATCGATGCAAACTTACTTAACATGACGATGGAAGAATTAAGTAAGGTTGATAAAGACATCTATGAAACCCGTGTTGGTAAAGTTATTAAGAAGACTACGGGTAAGCTAATCGTAAAGGAATACCCAACAGCTGCAGCTCATGCTGGACACTTTAAAGCTTTGCTTGAAGAACTTAAGATGAAGCGTAACTTCACGCCTGATGCAATCGTTATTGATTACCTAAACATTTGTTCTTCATCTCGTATGAAACATGGAGCTGGTGTTAATTCCTATACGTATATTAAATCTATTGCCGAAGAACTTCGTGGTCTTGCTGTAGAATATAATGTGCCAGTGCTTTCAGCAACACAAACAACTCGAGGTGGCTATGATAATACCGATGTGGATCTTACCGATACTTCCGAGTCTTTTGGCTTGCCTGCTACTGTGGATTTTATGTTCGCCCTTATTTCAACTGAAGAGCTTGAAAATCTTAACCAGATTATGGTTAAACAGCTTAAGAATCGCTACAACGATCCTTCTTATTACAAGCGTTTCGTTATTGGGGTCGATCGTGCTAGGATGAGACTATACGATGTTGAAGATTCTGCACAATCAAATATTGCAGACTCTGGACAAGATGATGGACCAGCATTTGATAAATCTTCGTTTGGAAAAAGAATGAAACAAGCCGGTGATGGATTTACATTTTAATCGTAAATGTGGTATAATATTAGTAAAGGGGAATTATTATGAGTATGAATTGGGTAGCAGATATTCAAGCAATGCACCAAAAGTTTGGTGTCAATCCTGTAGTACGTGACTTCGATCAACATAAGTTACGTTCTTTTCTTAAGTTCAGAATTGATTTTCTACAAGAAGAACTAAACGAACTTATGTTGGCGTATGATCAAGGTGGTCCTACTGCCGATGATGATACAGTCGATGCATTGATCGATCTATGTGTGGTTGCTATTGGAACACTTGATGCTTTTGATGTTAATGCATACACAGCTTGGGATCGTGTACATGCAGCAAATATGGCTAAGGAAGTTGGAGTGAAAGCATCACGTCCTAATCCACTTGGTCTACCAGATTTGATTAAACCCGAGGGTTGGACTGCTCCAACTCATGCCGATAACGTAGGATTACTTAAGGGAATCTAATGTATAGTCTTACCGTCTTTACGTCAATCTTTGACAACAAGACTGATACGCGTGTTGACTTCGATACTTTCGAAAAATTCGAAAAGTCGTTGTATCACCTATCAACGCTGCCAGGATATAAGGCTAAGCGTGGTGAGTATACTAAGAAAGCTTCACCGTTAATTTCTCCAGCGATATATAAAGCAGATACAACACGAGCTAATGCTAACGTGATTGAATGGGCAGGTTGGGCTGCCCTTGATGTAGATAATGCAACCTATGATGGAGATCTTGAAAGTGAATTGGCTAGGCTTTACCCTGATACTTATTTTATTTGTTATTCAACTGCTAGCAGCAGTCGCAGCGCGCCGAAGTTTAGATTGGTGTTCCCACTTGGAAGATCTATTAGGAATGAAGAGATCAAACACTTCTGGTTTGCACTCAACACAGAATTTGGCATGGTGGGAGATACCCAGACTAAAGACTTGTCTCGCATGTATTACGTCCCTGCGCAATATCCTAATGCTTACAATTTTATCTTTACTCATCGTGCAGATAGGTATCTTGACGTTGATGCTCTTTTAAGAAAGCACGAATACAATGACAAATCTTCTTCTTCTAATTTTATTGATAGGCTTCCTCTTGAGAGTCAAAAGAAAATCATTGAGCAACGACAGCAAAGACTTGAGGAAATAAAGAAAGAGTTTGAGTGGACGTCTTATAATGATTGTCCGTTCGTCAATCAAAGACTCATAAAAGATTATAAGTCTATCTCGGGTGTTGATGGATCTGGTCGTTACTCTATGATCTACAAGATCATGACTTCTATCGCATGTAATGCTATAAAGAAGAACTATCCAATCAGTGAGTATGAGATCGTGAACCTCATACGTGATCTTGATAGGGATACCTCCAACAGGTACGCCAAAAGACCTCTCAACACCGAGGCGTCTAGGGCCATAGAATTCGCCTACCGGAACGTGTAGTACAAAAGTATACAGTTTACATTAATTCGTATTTGTGGTATAATACTACTACAAACTGGAGATTTGATATGAATGATCATGACCGCGATAATCTTAATTTTCTTTTGACCGTTAGCCAAGAAGTTTTTGAAGATTGGTTTGACCAAGCTGATCAAGACGACGTTGACTATGCACTAGAACTTTTAGCAAAACGTAAAGCAGAACTCACTCTTCAAGAACTTGAGTTTAGTGATGTCGTAGAAGACATTACTCAAGCTAACCAAGTGTTGAGAAAGTTCATGCTGTGAAAATTTTTATTCCAACAAAATACAAAACCAATAAAGCAAAACTTGGATATATTGGTGAAGTTTTAGTCAAGGGTCACTTTGGCGGTGTTTTATCAACATGGATGTTTGATCCTAAAAAAGATCTTACTTTTCCAGATGGTAAACACGGAGAAGTCAAAGCACAAAATAGAAATGCTAAACTAAATGTCTTTAGTATTAGAGCTCCAACTGAAACAAAATATAAGAATCAGATTGTCAAATGTCAAGAAGTGGAAAAGTTATATTTTGTAGAATATAATCTATCAGATAAATTTAGAATTTATGAATGCCACGATCGAAATGATGTGATTGAATATACCGCATATATGGGCGAAGATCTTGGTGACGTAAATATGATTGGATGGCCAATAGACAAAATGACAATGTTAATAGAAATTGAAGACGCTGAGTTGTGTGCTCAAATGCGTAGTTATTCCCAAGCAAAAACCCTTATGAAAGATTTTCCAAAATGAAAGAAGGCAAACAATTTACCCGTGAATCAGCAAACATCCTATTGGAGGCTGCCGCACTTCAAGAACGCAAAGGTCAGGATTATCAGAATCCTCTAAGCCGTGTACGTCAAGCAGATCACTATCCTCGTGGTGTTTATACTATCCTTGACACCATCAATGGTAAGATGCTTCGTATGTATTCCGTATTGGAAACTATGGAAGCAGGTGGTAATGTTAACTTTGAATCGGTTGAAGATTCTGCGATTGACATGATTAATTATGCATCATTCCTTGTTGCATATATGCGTGGCGAAATCGATGGTCAAGAAATGGGTAAGGATATCTTTAATCGTCGTACAAGCAAAGCAACTCATCCGACAACTGCATTGTATCCTACTAAGTTTCGTATAGCTGAAATACGACCAACTATGAATGACCGTGGTCCATTTGAAAACGTAGTAGCACAAGAAGATACATTCGGTACAATTGGCACATATATTCCAAGAGGACGATTCGAAGAATGATGAATACTGTACACGAAATTCGCCAAGAGTTTGCTCGTCTGTATCGTACGCAAAAGTTTGTAACCGATAAGTCAGGTGTAAAGACTCTTGAAATTATGGGTGCAAGCTTCTGGGCTAACTCACCTCTGATCTTTGGCGCAGTGAATGAAGACTATGTTCAGCGTGAACTCGATTGGTATAAGTCTCAATCATTGAATGTCAATGATATTCCCGGCGGACCTCCAGCAATTTGGAAACAAGTCGCCGATAAAGATGGCTACATCAATTCTAATTATGGTTGGTGTGTATATTCACCTGAGAATAACGATCAGTTCTATCATGTTATAACTGAACTTGAAGATCGTCCAGACTCACGCCGTGCTACTATGATTTACACACGTCCTTCAATGTGGGGTGATCATAATAAGAATGGTCGTTCAGATTTTATGTGTACTAATACAGTACAATATATGATCAGAAATGGTAGAGTCAATGCTATCGTAAGTATGCGTAGTAATGATGCTTGGGCTGGTTATCGTAATGATTATGCTTGGCAACAACATATACTAGAAGAAGTTGTACAAGAACTTCGCTATCGTGGAAAAACCTATGATCGTGGTGAGATCTATTGGAATGCAGGATCACTTCACATCTATGAACGTCAATTCTATCTTGTAGAACATTACTTAAATACACGTGAACTTACTATTACTAAAGAAGAGTATGACAAACGTTACGGTATGGCAACAGCGGTATCTTGATCTTGCAAAGCAAGTTTCTACTTGGAGTAAAGATCCAAGTAGAAAGATTGGTGCAGTTGCTGTAGGATCTAAAGGTCAAATTTTATCTCAGGGATTCAACGGATTCCCTCGTGGAATTCTTGATAGCGCTGATCGTTACAATGATCGTCCTACGAAATATAAGTTAGTAGTTCATGCTGAAATGAACGTCATCTATAATGCTACATTTAATGGTGTATCATTGGATGGCGCATCGTTGTATGTGTATGGTCTTCCAGTATGTTCTGAATGTGCTAAAGGTATTATTCAAGTTGGTATCAAAAATGTTTTCATATATACAGATGATGCAGTACCTGCAGTTTGGACAGAAGCATTTGAGTTAACGTGGGATATGTTTAAAGAAGCTGGGATATATTGCGAATGGATTCAATCTTAATAGTTGGAATGTGTCCATCCGATAAGCCAACGCTTGGTATGAAACGAAATGCTACGTTTCGTAATCTTGAATCGTGGATGGATCGCCTAAATATACGTCACTTTTCTTTCATAAATACATTTGACTTTCCAGGAAAAGCTCAGATTAAGAATGTAGACTTTGACTCGCTAGAAAAAGCATGCCAAGGTTACGGTAAAGTTTTAGCTCTTGGAAATTTTGTATCCACTGCATTATGTAAGATAGATGTGAGACATTATGTTATGCCTCATCCATCTCCTTTGAATAGAAATCTAAATCATAAGTGGTGGGTTGATTTAATGATTGAAGATTGTAAGGATTATTTAAAATGAGTATATTATCACACGCAGAACGTGAGTTAGACTGTATTGGTATGACGGAAGACTCTCCAGATGAAATGAATCGTATGATGCGTAAACACATATTACATATGATACAAGAATTTGCCAATGAAGGTCATTCTGGTTTCTCTGCAAGTTATGCAATAGGCATTCTAACTAAGTTGTTTGATTTTAAACCGCTGTCACCATTGACTGGTAAAGATGATGAATGGCATGATGTTAGTGAATATAGTGGAACCATATCATTTCAAAACAAACGTTGTTCATCTATTTTTAAGGAAGGTAAAGATGGTGAAGCATATAATATCGACGGCAAAGTGTTTTGGGATTGGTTCAAAGATGAAGATGGTAATGCAGTAAAAACATATTACACTTGCCGGGAATCTCGTGTGCCTGTAACTTTTCCATACGAAGTACCAGATAAAGCAATCTATGAGTACCGATATTCGGATGCAGAACCAAAATCACCACCACAGAATGAAGAAGGCTTCTTATAATGACATACAAGTGTTGGTGTTATAACTGCTTAGATCAAATTAAAGATGATCGCGGTTGGCCAGTGACAATGTACACATTTATCGTATGTCCAGGTTGTGGTAATAAGCGTTGTCCAAAGTCAACTAATCACGAACTACAGTGTACTAATAGTAATGAACCGGGGCAGGAAGGAAGTAGATATAAATGAAGATAGCAATTATTATGGGACGCGGCATTGAAGGATGCGGTGTTACCAAGTTTACAGTAGAACAAACAAAATGGCTCGATAAACACGGGCATGATTTTGTTGTATACTCGTCAAAAGATAAATCATGGACACGTAAGAATGCCCACGATGTATCTAACGTCGTTCAATTGAAGTTTGCTAAACCAGAAGAAACTAATAAGATGATTGAAGGCTGTAACAACGCCGATGTAGTTATTATTAATAGTCTTCCTTCAGTTGGACATCCTGAAAAATGTATTAATGAATTTAAGCGAGCACTAAATGAAATTACCAAACCAATCGTCCTCATCCAACACGACCACTCATCCCTCTCGATTAAGCGCAATGCTGCAATCGATGACGCTGTTAGAAAAGCTAGCATTCTTTTTGGCCATAGTTCTAGCAACGATTTCGCTAAGTACGTATCTTCAGTAACTGAAGGTGGAGGTCTTGCGGGATTCTTCGATGAAGATAAATCTAAGACCATCTTAAACTTTCAACCCGGAATGGACTTTGATGCAGTACGTAAGAAGTACTGGAAAGACATTTATTACACTGATCCTAATATGCATAAGTGGATTGGCCGTACCACAAGTTGGAAAGGCTATGTTCAGATGTTTAAGTTTCATAATGAATTTCTTCGTCCTAATGGTTACATTACTACGTTTGAAGGTATTGAAAAGTCTCCAGCATATCTTGGATTCCGTGAACTATCAGAGTTCCACGGTATGATTGATAAGAACATTGCCTCAACTAATCTTGAAAATAATCAACCAGCATATGTGTTTGGCCCATTCATCAATGATGAAATGCTTGAACGTATGTCACGCGTTGGATTTGGTTATCAATTATCCGTGTTAGATGAACGATTTATTCAACGCTCTATTGAATATACTCATTGTGAAGTAGCATGCACCGGTGTAGTACCTGTCTTCCGGAAGACATATGGTGAACGCTGTACTCATCGTAAGTTTGGCGATAAGCTAATTGATTGTAAAGATACCGGTACTATTTGGCTTGATGATAATGACATGCAACCGGCCTTTGATTTGGTAGATAAATTATCTAAGGACTGCGGAATGCGGAATGAATACCGTGAAATGGCATTCCAATTTTATAAACAACATCAAGACTCAGAGCATACCTTTGCTGAGATGATGAAACAGATTGAAGATAATTTATGACATTTAAACATGCATCTATCGTTCCATTAATTGGAGGAGAAACTCTTGGTCAAATTAATGCATTCGGTACGAAACCTGATTACTTACTTTCGTACACTCCATTTAGTAACAACGATTCGCACTTGGTTAATTACCTTAAAGACGTTCCTTACATCTTACTCGACCAAGGGGGAAAACATCCTGGGTATGTTGATATTGTTAATGCTGTGTGCCCTTGTGCTGGTCTCAGCTCTCTTTCTCCAAGCGCGAACTCAGAAGCTGCTGTTAATGATTGGATGACTACTACTGCAAAGTATGTACTTGAAGAAATGAAACCTCAAGTATTTTGGGGTGAGAATGCTCCACGATTTGCAGGTGAGATGGGTAAACCTATTGTTGCTAAGTTACATAAGCTTGCACAAGACAATGGTTATACAATGTCTGTATATAGAACTAAATCATTGCTGCATGGACTTTCGCAAGTTCGTGAAAGAAGTTTCTACTTCTTCTGGAAAGGTGATAAAGTTCCAGTGTTTAAATACTTTGACGAGTATAGAGTTAGCATTGAAGATCAAATTAATCTTGCAAAGCCTGAGTCTACTCAACAGGAAGTAACTAATAAGAAGATTCCAAGTAAGGATGATCCGTACTATCGTTATGTTCTTGAGGTTATGCATGGAGGTATTTCACATGCTGAATTCCAAAAGACATTGAAGAAGTCTGCCGATGCAATGCATTACATTGAAGAGAATGGCCACAACTATCGAATGGTGAAGTCTTTCTTTGAAAAGGAAGGTTATACCAAACTTGCAGGTAAGATGGATGCTATTCAAGATAAACTTGATGCAGGTGGAAACATTATGAGACGTGCCTCATATATTCCTAAGGATTATATTGGAGCATTTGTTGGACACCTTCCAGTGTCTATGACTCATCATACCGAAGATAGATACCTTACATACCGTGAGTGTATGACTATTATGGGTTTGCCTCAAGACTTTGAACTCTTGAATCCAGCAAGAAATCTAAATCACGTATGCCAGAATGTTCCAGTTCATACTGCAACTGATATGGCATTTGAAATTAAAGCTGTTCTAGAAGGTAAACGAGATATGAAGAATGGTACTTTAATGTATCAGTTTAATCCTCAGAAAACTCATGAGCTTAGAGACCCAGAGCCAATAAGTAGCTTAGAATCCTTCCTATAAAGATCGCCCTTCGGGGCGATTCTAGTTTTATAAATAGTTCTATTACATAGCTTTTAGAACTAAATGGCCACAATCACGTTAGCTAAGAAACAACTTACGCCCAATCAATTTGGACTTGGTATGTCGCCCGAAGATTCTGCTTCCCTTTTTAGAAAAGTTACAGCAGGTTTAAAGTCTATGCATACCTCTAAGAAGCTTTCTACAGGTGTATTTAATATATGTACAGAGATCTTAGCACATTCTCAAAAAGGTAAGAAGACTTTTGATGTAGACTTCTCGTCTTGGGTTACTCCACAGGAAGTAGGTATTATTGTATCAGACTTTGGTGAAGTTACAGGTGCTCTGTATATGCTTAAACATTCGGGCACAAAGTTTGTTAAGGTTAAATTCCCAACACTAGCAAATGAAAAGCTTGTGGATTATTATCTTATAGATGGAGAGGGTATTGAATATCCATTCTCTGCTAAAGCGGGTGCTGGAGGTAAACCATCTATCACTGCTGTTACTCCTATCATCACGAAGATGAAAGGTCTTAAAGGTAAGACTAAATTAGCAGCAGAAGTTATATTGGCTATTGGTATTGAAGAAAAGACTGCAACAGGTAAGAGTACCGGTACAGACTTGTTTAAAGGTCCATTGCTTGCAGCAGAGATTTTAAGTAAGGATATTCCTGCTTATCCAGCTTTAATTAAAGTTCTTCAAGATAAGAAGTTGAAGACTGGATATACAGGTGGAACTCCTACATCGGAGCATCTTGATAACGCTATGGCAAATGCAGGAATGTATCCAGCTTGTGTTGAAACATTCTTTAAACCATTTATGGATGCAGCAAAGTCTAAGGGCTTTGAACTTAAAGATGAAACATCTGTGAAGAGAGCAGTTAATCTTTCGCCTTATGGACTACCTGGAGGTAAACCACACCGCGATAAGAGATGGGGATTATTACATTATCCTCTTACAGCTAATCTTATAAGTTGGCTAAATAATCCAGACAATGGCGCAACAGACTTGTTATCGAAGGCTGCAAAGACTCTTACAGTAACACAGATTTACTTAGATGTTTCACCAGCAAAAAATCCAAAGACATGTGTGTATACGTTTAAAGAATTCTCGGATGCTCAATTCCAATTTGGATCTCCATCGAGTACACCTAATCCAATTGGAAATAGAATTGGTTTGACAATGATAAAGACGCCTAAGAAAAAATAAGGATAGTTATGTTACAGTTTAAAAGTTTCCTAAAAGAGGAAGAAGATCCACAACAGTTAAAGCATATTCATCATGCTGAAGACCGTCCTTTGATGCACGGTCATGAAGGTTTTGAACATGCGCATGGAGCTTTAACGCAAGCTCATGAACACATGAAAGCTGGTAAACATAATACCAATCTTACTATGAAGTATGATGGTTCTCCTTCAGTAGTGTTTGGTCATCATCCAAAGACCGGAAAATTCTTTGTAGCCTCTAAGTCTGCATTCAATAAGAATCCAAAGATTAATCATACAGAAGCAGACATTGACAAGAATCATGGACACGCTCCAGGTCTTGCAGATAAATTAAAAGCAGCACTTCATCACCTACCAAAGGTTACCCCAAAGCATGGAGTATATCAAGGTGACTTAATGCATTCTGGTGGATCTAAAGGTGATGTACATCACGATCCAAAAACTGGAACTGCAAAGTTTACACCTAACACAATCACTTATACTGCTCACGGCGATGAAGCTAAGAAAGCAGCTCAATCAAAAGTAGGTGTAGTTGTTCATCAGAAGTATGAACACACCGGTGCTAGTAAAGAGCTACACCATATGAGTGCAACACCACATCCAGACACGCATAACTTTAAGCAACATAAAGATGTACATTTGAAGTCTGCAGAGCACGATACAAGTAAGATTAATTACTCACATCAATCACAAGAACAATTCCATAAGCATATGAATGCAGCTAAAGACATTCATGATACACATGGATCTAAGATGTATAAAGCTATTCATCCACAGCACAGCGGTGAAGGTGGACATATGGCTACGTATATTAACTCAACTGTACGTACAGATAGTGTACCAACTGCTAAAGGATTCCAAGCTCATATGAAATCGCACTTTGATAAAGCTGCGAGTAAACTTAAGTCTGAAACAGGTCAGGCTAAGAAGCATGCCGAAGGTGCATCCCATATTCAACATATTGAACAGAATAAGTCTCACTATGATCACTTATTTACAATGCATCAACACTTACAAAAAGCTAAGGATACTTTAGTTCATAATCTAAATCAACATACTGGTGGATTAGAACATCACATTGATCATGCTAAAACAGATCCAGAAGGATTTGTTGTTAACCATACACATAATGGAAGAACAGAACCTACTAAACTAGTTAATAGAGCTGAGTTTAGTAAAGCCAATCTTTTAAAGATTAAGAAATGGAAACAAGAATGATATCGTTTACCGAATACCTAGAAGAAGGTGCTGGTGATAAGCATGGAGTTATTGCAGTTGGACGTATGAATCCTCCAACTACAGGACATATGCAAGTCATTAATAAAGTGCATACACTCGCTCAAAAGCATAATGCAGAACACAAAGTAGTTGTTACTCATAGCCAAGATGCTAAGAAGAATCCTTTAAGTGCAGCTCAAAAGATTAAGCACTTAAAGCGTTATAGTAAAGAGACTAATGTAGTTGCAGGTTCTAAAGAGAAGCCAAACGTATTAGCTCATGCTTCTGATATGCATAAGTCTGGAGTTACTCACCTTCATGTAGTAGCAGGTTCAGATAGAGTTGAAGCAACTAAGAAATTACTACACGATTATAACGGTAAGGAAGCTGCTCACGGTCACTATAACTTTAAGAAGATTACTGTACATTCTTCTGGTAAAAGAGATGCTGACTCTGAAGGTACATCTGGTATGTCAGGCACTAAGATGAGAGAGCATGCTAAGAATAATAACTTTAAGGAATTCCGTAAAGGAGTTCCATCACATGTATCAGATGCTCATGCGCATGAGTTAATGCACGACGTACAGCAAGGACAACTAAAATGATATCATTTAAAGAGTACTTAGAAGAGAAGCGTGGATTGTGGGATAACATTCATGCTAAGCGTAAACGCATTAAAGCTGGTTCTGGCGAACATATGCGTAAGCCTGGAGAAAAAGGTCGACCAACTGCATCCGACTTTAAAGCTGCGGCTGAATCAGTTGAGTTAACTGCTGATGAGCAATTTGATATTATTGAAGAAGTAGTAATTGAATTAGCTCAGCAACATAATTTAGATCCAGAAATTGTATGGGAAAAGTTTGAAGATATTGAAGATGACAAACTGTTTGAATATGCTATTGATGCTAAAGGATATAAGTCTTCAACTGGAGGTCTAACCCAAAAAGGTGTTGACGCTTACAACCGTAAGACCGGCGGTCACTTACAAACTGCAGTAACTACTAAACCTTCAAAGCTAAAGCCTGGAAGTAAAGCTGCTAATCGTCGTAAGTCATTCTGTGCTCGTATGGGTGGAGTTAAAGGTCCTATGAAAGACGAAAAGGGTCGTCCAACTCGTAAGGCATTAGCACTAAGAAAGTGGAATTGCTAATGCTAAAGTTTAAAGATTTTATCCAAGAAGAGAATACCCAAGGCGATATTGGAACGGATAAACTTACCAAGCATCGTAAGAAATTAACACCTGGAGAAAAGCCAGAAACTCCAGATATGTTACCAGATTATTGCGAATGTGAAAATATACAAAAGAATAAATAAGATATAACGTTTACTTATCGATGGAATTACATGAAAAAATACAGACAGTTAGTTACTCAACTGCCATCTAAAAAAGTTGTCTTAGGATTTAATGAGTTTCAGTCACCTTCGGCTGTTCATGAAGTCTATATCAACTCTATCAAAAAGTTAGCTTCTTCTCAGAAAGCTGATCATGTCATTTTTGCTTCTTGCACAGAAGACAAAAAGATTCCACTTCCAGTAGATCGTAAAGTATATTTTTTGGAAAGAATGTTTCCAAAGACGAACTTTCTTGCGTGTAATGAAGTTGTAAATGATATAACAACTATCACCAAAGTTCTTTTTGAAAAATATAAGCATGTTACAATCGTAACTTCTCAAAGCCAAGTTGCTTCATACGAAAAGTTACTCGAGAATTTTAATGTACAGATTATTGGAGTACAGGATTTTACTCCAAATGCTAAGATTGTTGAGAGTCTTAAAAAGGGAGATTTTGGTTCCTTTAAGAAGTCTCTTCCATTTACTATAACTGAACTTGATAGCAAGCGTCTTATGAATGAGATGCGTTTAGCTATGGGTCTTAAAGTTCTTAAAGAACAAGTTAAGTTTGAAACCAACGAATTAAGAGAAAAGTATTTCGCTGGAGAAATATTTAATGTTGGTGAGATAGTAGAGTCGGATGATACTGTATATGAAATCATTAAGCGTGGTTCAAATCACCTATTACTTCAAGATGAAAAGGGAAACCGTATAAGCAAGTTTCCTCAAGAGCTACAGTTATCTAATAAAGAATTCGTTTTAGAGGAATCTAATATGCCAACACCTCAACTAGAAGTTGAAAAAGTCAATGAAGCACAGGGTTTAGAAGGTGCAATGGACGGAGCGCAAGATACTTTAGAATCAGATCTAAATGATAAACAAATTGATGATATGGTTGGTGGAGTAACCGATGATCATATCATTAATCATTGTTACGATGATCACGAATTATGTATTATTGATGATGAAACCGGTGAGCATCTTCATGATTTACATGAAGAAGTGATTATGGAAGTTCTATCACGTATGGAACGTATCAAAGCAAAAATAAGATTTGCAAGATCAGAAACTAAGCGTGAAAGAAAAACACGTGTTGCTCTTAAGACACATTCCAATGTAAAGACTATTAATAATAGAGCACGTCGTTTAGCAATTCAAATGATGAAAGAAAGAATTGCAAAGCGTCCTCTTGATAAACTATCTGTATCGGATAAAGAAAGAATTGAAAGAATGATGGCAAAACGTAAAGTTGTTATCAATCGTCTTGCTATGAAACTCGTACCAAAGGTTAGAAAAATTGAATCAGATCGCCTTTCGCATAAAAATTATACTAAATGAAAGAGATAATATATGGATGAATTACAAGCATCACTGAAGGTATCATTGGCAAATACATTTGTCATGTACTTCAAAACACACGGATATCACTGGAATGTTGAAGGAATTCACTTCAGCCAGTACCACGAATTCTTTGGAGATCTATATGAAGACCTATATGGCGCTGTAGATCCTCTTGCAGAAAACTTGAGAAAACTCGGTGTTTATGCACCAAAGAGTTTAACTGAACTATTTGATGCAACTACTATTAGAGAAAATCAATCTATAGTAGGAGATAATCTAAAAGATATGCTAAATAGTTTAGAAGCTGATAATAAGGAAGTTATTAATTCTTTGAACAAGACATTTGTACTAGCAACAAAAGCTAATAAACAAGGTCTTGCAGATTACATCGCTGGAAGGATTGATACTCATGAAAAACACGCGTGGATGTTAACAGCATCTCTTAAAGGAGCATAAATGAGAGTTATAGACAAGATTCTTGAAGCTAGAAAAGAACTTTCCGATAAACAGAAGAAGCTTGACAAGAATGATAATGGTAAAATCGATTCAGAAGATCTGAAGATTGTTCGTACTAAAAGAGATGATGTGTATACATCTGACTATAAGTTAGATAAAAAAGGTCATAAAACTAAAGCTCATAAGATTAGTTTTAAAGCTGGAGAAGAAGAAGTTAAGGAAGAACATATGTCACCTGAACAGATGAAAAAGAAAGAAGATATCGTTAAAGGTATGAAGAAGTCCTATAAAGGATTCGTTCAGCGTTACGGTAAAGATCGTGCAAAGTCTGTGATGTATGCTACTGCAACTAAAAATGCTATGAAAGAAGAATCTGAAATGAATGAAGCATTACATCCAGAAGCGGATAAGGTTCTAAAACATATTAAGCCTGAGCATCATGCTAAATATAAACCAGACCTAGCAAAGGGTGTTTATAAAGGTGATTTCGCAGATAGAACAGCAGTATTGAAAGCAGCAAAAGCAGCTGGTCACTTAAATGAAGACGCTGTTGACGAATCTACTGTACCTGAGCATATGAAAGGTAAGCAAAAACCATACGTATCTTCTGATGGCAAAGGCAATCATGAAGTATTAGGTAATACTGGCCAAGTTAAAGCAACCTTCACGCAAAAAGAACATGGCAAAGATGCTAAAGCTAATGCAATTGCTCATCTTAAGAAAAACTATGATGCTTATATGAAAGAAGAAATTGACGAATCTTTATGGCCAGGGACACCAGAATATAAAAAGAAATTTGATACTGATCGTGTAACTGGTGCTGGTGCTCGTCATGATATCAAGAAAACTGCAACAGGCGTAATTGCAACACGCAGATTTGCAGATAACGATACAGCTGAAAAGCCAAAGGATGCACCAAAGCGCGGCAGAGGACGTCCAAAGAAAGATAAATTCGCAGAAGCTGTTGAGTTCTTAATTGGATTAGACGAAGAAACATTTGATTCTCTAATGGAAGAAGGTTTTGATTCTTTCATGGAACAATACGAGCAATTAGATGAGATAAGCAAATCTACTCTAGGATCTTACGTTAAAAAAGCTAGCAGAGATGCAGTTGTTACACGTAAAATAGGAGCAGATTTTGAAAATATGGCTGATAAATCAAGAAAGCCTTCTTCGAAAGCTGCAGCAACTGAACTTGCAGATAAATGGAAGGCAAAATCTTGGAAACGTTCAAATAACATCGAAAAAGCGGTAGACCGCTTAACAAAGTAATTTTAAGGAGAAAACCATGCCACTATGGGGAAACACAGACGCAACAGGTAGCAAACCAAAATACCTATCTACTGCGCAAAAAGCAAAAACATATTTCGTATCTAGAGAAGAAGCTCTTCTTGCTACAAACAAAGCTAAGGGTATTACCGGCGCTGGTTGGTGGTTAATTGACGAATATAAAGATTCAGGCGGACAATCACGTTATAAGGCTGAATGCCTTGTAGCTATGTCAGTTGCTAACGCAACATCTGGTGACGCAGCTGATGATGCTGTAGTTGCAGACGTTAACGTTACAATTACTATCTCTGGTCAACCAGCTAATCAGAACACTCTTTCTGGTGGAGCAACATTCGGTGTAACCGCAACTGCTTCTTCTGGTGCAGTAACATATCAATGGCAGAAAGCTCCATCAGGTTCTACACGCTTTGCTAACGTATCAGGTTCAACCAATGCTACTATCGTATTGACCGGTCAACTTGCTGCTAATACTGGCGACAAATATCGTTGCGTTATCAGCTCTTCATCTGGTGCAGTTAAGGTCAACTCTGACTCAGCTACACTAACATTTGTTAGTTAATTATAGGGACTTCGGTCCCTACTCGTTATGATCTTGAATGATGATAATTTTCTTCTCTATGCTATGAATCACTATGATAATCCGCAGTGTCATAGTATAGATGAATTTGAAGACGATCTTAAAAGATTTTTATATATTAAGAAATTATTTTCTCGTTATAAGAATAATGATGAACTTCGAGAGAGGTTAATCCTTAATCATATTATAGTCTTATATAACGTGTTTGGTGATGCAGTTACTAACATGTTATTTTTTAAGATTGAAAAAGAAGATTGGCCCCTATTAACTACATTCTTGGTTTACGTAAATCGTATGCCAGATATAATTGAACAATATGGAATTAAAACATCTGATATAACTCTTGATCAAAAGGTTGTATCGGCTTTAAGGAAGATTTGATGTCTAGAACTATCGACAATGTAATAGCATTTAAAATTTTATATATGCTCGTTACACCGTTTGACGCAACAGATGCGTATAGACTTGGTATTATAGATGCCAATGGCACTGCTTTAAAGAAAATACGAAATCTAACTACGACTGAAGAAAAAGATGCTTATACATCTCTTCATCGTTTAGTGTTTTCTCTTAAGAGATTAATTCAAAAAATTCCAGGCGGTAAGAGTAAACTAGCTAGTTTAGTTGCTGCTTATTGGTTAGTTAAGGAATCTTATACTAATGGTACTAAGATAACCGAGAGTATGCTTATGCAATCAATTGATTTGATTGAAAGCAAGAAAATTACTTTAGTTGAAGAACAATTAGTAATTGAAAAATTTATTAAATTAGTTGAAGATGGAGCAATTGCTAATACTGCAGGTGCTGCAACTGCAACTGATCAAGCTGCTATCAAAAAGAATAAAGACGGTATACTAGGTGCTCCTAAGTATATGTTTAAACGCAATAAGAAAAATGTGGAGATGGGTTGATGAAAACGTTTAAAGAAGCATATGGTCGTCGTCATGACGCTTACACCCGTGATTACCATAACTCCATAGCTGGAATGGGTAAACACCAATCAGCTGCTTATCATGCCGATGGAGGTGCTAATGATGAAGGCTGGGATCGTGAACCTCATCACAAACCTGCTGATCATCCACACTCTGTACACATTAATGGTAAGAAATGGAAAACGTTTGGATCTCAATCACATGCTTCTAACGTAGCTAAAAAGATTAAAGGTGCCACAGTTCATAAAGAAGAAGTTCAAATTGACGAAGCAGGTACGTCAGCAGCAATAAGAATGCAGAAAGCTTTAGAAAAAATTAAAGCTGATCGTGAGCGTAAAGAACGTTTAGCTGCGCCTTATGTTCCAGTTAAATCTGTGTTCAAACAAGAAAAGTCTATAAAAGAAAGCAATGAGCACTACGAAGAAGCTGAAGAGCATCTATCAAAGGCAAACGATGCTGAAGCTAAAGGTGATATGAAATCATTCCATGCTCATATGGCTGATCATCATGATGCTATGTCAGAATGGCATGATTCAAAGGGGCGTTCTGCTTCGGCTGATAAGCATGCTGATAAAGCTGAATATCATCACGATAAATCTTTAACTGTTAAAGAATCTTTTAGACCTATGGATGAACCAAAATACGATCAATCTATTCAAGCTCGTCAAAAGAAAGCTGATGATGCTAAAAAGAAAGAAAAAAAGAAAGCTGTAGCAGAAGCCAAAGATCCTGGTGAATACGACCAAGAAGGTGATATGACTATGACTCAGTTGCGTAGTATCATTTATCACGCACAAGAATTACATGATCAATTAGATAAGAATGACAATCTTCCTGAGTGGGTACAATCTAAGATTACTCTAGCACAAGATTATGTGCAAACTGCATGTGATTATATGTACTCACAAAAAGAAGTTAAAGAAGAATTAAGCGATCCTACTCGCAATGCAAAGCAAGAGAAAGATATTGCTACTGGTAAGAAGCCAATGCCAAAGCGTAAGTTATTAGGATTTAAACAACAGAGTTGTTAAGGTGAATAATTATGTGGATGTTGCAATTTATTCCTGACTGGTTTTTTTATGTTATATTCTTCCTAGGATTAGGAGGATTAGTTATAACGTACTTCTTGAGATTAATTCCAATTCCAATGATTTACATGTACAAGACGCCAATTCAACTGGCGTCTATTGTAGCAATTGCATTTGGAACTTTTATGTCAGGTGCAATCTATAATAATGATGCTTGGGTTGCAAAGCAGAAGCAACTTGAATTAGAATATGCGCAATCACAAGTAAAATCTGAAAAGGCTACTACAGAAGTAGTCACTAAATTTATTACTAAGAGAGAAGTTATAAAAGAAAAAGGTGCAGACGTAATTCAATATATTGATCGCGAAATTATAAAGTATAATGAAGTATGTAAATTACCTAAAGAAGCAATTTCAGCTCATAACAAAGCTGTAAATATTGGAGATAGAAAATGAAATACTTTGTAGTAGTACTGGCATTTTTTCTATCAGGATGTTTGACTAATCCATCTATCAAACATAAATTTCCAGAGCCTCCAGTAAAGCTTTTAGAAAAATGTCCTCAGCTAAAGAAGTTGGCTGAGGACGAAGAAAGATTGAGTGAACTACTAAAAGTAGTAAGCGAAAATTATGGGACTTATTATGACTGTGCAGTGAAGAATGATGCACTAATCGAGTGGATACAGAAACAAATTATAATCCACGATGATGTTTTTAATAAGGATTAAACATGGAATTAACAATACAACAACTGAAGCAATTGCTTCCGAAGAATCCATACGTGGATCATTGGCACGAAGCTCTATCTCAACTCCTACCAGATTATGAGATCAATACTCCTCAGCGCATTGCTGCGTTCATCGCTCAATGTGCTCATGAATCTGGTGGCTTTACAGCACTTAAAGAAAATCTAAACTATCGTCCTGCAACTCTCCGTAAAATATTTCCAAAGTATTTCCCAAATGATGAAATCGCTAATGATTACTGCTCAAGACCGAATAAGCAAGAAGCAATTGCTAATAGGGTATATGCTAGCCGTATGGGCAATGGCGATGAACACAGCGGTGATGGTTACCGTTATTGTGGCCGTGGTCTTATCCAGTTAACGGGTAAAGACAACTACACTTGGTTTGCAGCATCACTTGGTATTACACCAGATGAAGCATCAGAATATCTTGGAACTTTTGAAGGTGCAGCGCAGTCTGCATGCTGGTTCTGGGAAACAAATAACTTAAATCAATGGGCCGATAAAGGCGACATTGTTACATTAACCAAGCGTATCAATGGTGGTACTATTGGATTAGAAGATCGTATTAAGCATTATGAACATGCTTTACATGTATTAGGAGCTTAATATGAAAAAGTTTTTAGTCTTATTAATGTTATTGCCTTGTTTAGCAATAGCTCAAAAGCCAAAGGATGGTGTCACATACGATGTTATCCTTACTAGGGTCATCGATGGTGATACCGTAGCCTTTCAGGCAAACTGGTTGCCAGATCCCCTTAAGAAGGAATTGTCAATACGAGTTTTTGGAGTTGATACTCCCGAGAAAAGCTTTAGAGCTAAATGCCCTTCAGAAGCTCAGCGAGGAGAAGCAGCAACTGCTTTCACCAAGCAACTTATCAATCAAAGTCAGAAGAGACAAATGGTTCTTATGGACTGGGACAAGTACGGTGGTCGTGTACTTGGAGATGTCTTATTAGACGGTAAGAGTTTAAGACAACAATTAATTGCTAATGGTTTTGCTCGTGAATATTACGGTGAAGCAAAGCAAAGCTGGTGTCAATAAGGAGAATAATATGGCTCAAGAAGAACAAGGCGCAAAAGGCGCATTCATAGAAAAATTATTATTTGCATTACTACCATTGATTATTGCAGGCGTTGGATACCTACTAAGTGCAGTAGGCACATTGGCACATCAAGTCACTATTTTAGAAAGTAAAGTAAGTTTAGTTGTTACTAGTGACAATAAACAAGCTCCTAATACTGGTGCTGAATTGGCTCGTGAAAGATTACGTCAAGATTTAACCGAAGCAATTCAGCGTAACCGTGATGCTATTCAATCAAATAGAGAAGCAATCTCTATTCACGAAGAAAAGATTCGTCAACTACAAAAACAGGCGGGAGCAAAGTAATGGCTAAAAAAGAAGTTGTAGAACAACCAAAGAAAAAAGACGAAGATTGGATGACTAAGAAATGGCGTCCAATGATGGCAATGATGTATATGGCATGCTGTCTTGCAGACTTTTTCCTATTCCCTATTATGTTCACGGTAGTTCAGTTCTGGGAAACAGCAGTACAGAATGATGCATTCCGTCAATGGGTTCCAATCACACTACAAGGTGGTGGATTATTTCACGTTGCAATGGGTGCAGTATTAGGTGTATCGGCTTATGGACGTACTCAAGAGAAAGTAGCAGGAGCGGCAAATGTATCAACAAGTCAACCAACCCAGTTACCTGCCGGCATGCCAACACCTAGCTTATCTCCGTCAATCCCAACCCCTCAACCCGCCGCGTATAATCAATACACAGCACCAGCACCAAGCTATGATACAACGCCAGCTCCAACAGTAGTTGCAGGTTTTGGTGGTAAAGCAGCACCTCCTCCAGCTCCACAGCCTCTTTTATAAGGAAATTAAAATGAAAACAGTTTTATTAGCACTTGCTTTAGCTTTTGGTGTTACTTCTGTAATGGCAGAAGCAGAGACTAAAAAAGTTTGCGTAATGCAAAAAGACCCTAAGACAAACAAAGAAAAAGAAGTTTGTAAACAGGTTAAGCAGCATAAAAAATTAGAAGGAACTAAAGTTCCAGAGAAGAAATAATGCATCCGGTGGGAATCGTTTATACGACTACCACTGTAGCTACGCCTCAGGAAACCAAGTCTATGGATATGCCAGAAAGAATAGCAAAATTGGAAGCACAAGTAGAAGCAATCAAAGATGATGTCGCTGAATTAAAAAGTGACGTCAAGGAAATCCATTCGCGCATTACTACTGGCAATCGTGAGATTATGCAGAAGATTGATGAAAAGATCGATCATCTTGCTAAATCGGATTCAGAACAACATTCGGCAATGGCAAAGTCCATTGACGATATGAAAGAAAGAGTTGATATTTTAGAACGCTGGCGCTATATGATTGTTGGTGGAGCTATAGCACTAGGATATCTAATCTCTCACTTAGATCTTTTTAGCAGATTTGTAAAATGATTTTGTACTAGTATTCTCCAATAATATATAATGGTACCAGTGAACATCGTTATTGGAGAAAATAGTGCAAGTCAAATTAATTTCGTATTCTAAACCATCTCGAGAGCTCGTCAGTGACGGGCTCTATGACATTCAGGAACTCATTGCTTTCTGTGCAAGAGTTTCAAATCCAGCGAATCAGTTTAATACGGAAACATCAGAAAAGCTTATCAATTATTTGGTAAAGCATCAACACTGGTCACCATTAGAGATGGTGTCAGCATGCATTGAAATAGTAACTACTCGTGATATTGCACGACAGATACTTCGTCATCGTTCCTTTTCATTCCAAGAATTCTCTCAACGATATGCAGATCCAACTGCTGAATTGAGCGAAGCTTTTGTACTTCGCGAAGCAAGATTCCAGGATACTAAAAATCGTCAGAATTCTGTTGAGTTTGATACGACCGACGAAGAACAACGTCTTCTTGCAATTGAATGGGAACGTGCTCAAAAGCGTGTATTATTTGCAGTCGAGAAAGAATATAAATGGGCTATACAGAATGGAATTGCGAAAGAACAAGCCCGTGCAGTTTTACCTGAGGGACTAACAGTTAGCCGAATGTATATGAATGGAACGCTTCGTTCTTGGATCCATTTCATCCAATTAAGAAGTGGTAATGGCACACAGAAAGAACACAGACTCATCGCACTTGAATGTGCAAAAGTCATCGCGGAGATCTTCCCTCTTGCGAATCAATACGTAACAGAATAAAAAGGATAAGAATATGAATAATGTCGTTCACGGCATTGAGGTAGACTACTCTCGCGATAGTCTCTTTGATGAATTGGGTAAGATTAGACTTAAAGAAAGCTACATGAAAGATGATGAACAATCTCCTCAAGAAAGATTCGCTTTTGTATCGACAATGTTTGGAAGTAATGCTGAACACTCTCAGCGCCTTTACGATTACTCCTCTAATCATTGGCTTAGTTATAGTACTCCAATTCTTAGCTTTGGGCGTTCTAAGCGTGGGTTACCTATTTCATGCTTTCTTAACTACATTGAAGATACTGCCGAGGGTCTAGTTGATAATCTTTCAGAAACTAATTGGCTTAGTATGCTTGGCGGTGGAGTGGGTATTGGCTTTGGTATTAGGTCTGCTGATGATAAGTCTACTGGTGTTATGCCTCACCTTAAAATGTATGATGCATCTTCTTTGGCATATCGTCAAGGTCGTACTCGTCGTGGTAGCTATGCCGCTTATCTTGATATATCTCATCCTGATATTATCCCTTTCCTAGAAATGCGCAAGCCAACCGGCGATCAAAACATGCGTACTCTAAACCTTCATCATGGAATTAACATTCCAGATAAGTTTATGGAGATTATTGAACGTTGTATGATCGACCCAGAAGCCAGTGATGATTGGGAATTGATTGATCCAGCAAGTAATGAAGTTCGTGAAGTAGTATCTGCTAAACACTTGTGGCAGCAATTGCTAGAACTACGAATGCAAACTGGTGAACCTTACCTTCACTTCATTGATGAATCTAATCGTAAGCTTCCACAGTGGCTTAAGGATAAGGGATTAAAGGTTCATCAATCAAATCTTTGTTCTGAAATCATTCTTCCAACGAATGAACAACGCACTGCAGTATGCTGTCTATCATCTCTAAATTTAGAGTATTACGATGAATGGAAAGACCATCCTTTATTTCTTCGTGATATCGCTGAAATGCTTGACAATGTTCTTCAGTATTTTATTGATAATGCTCCTTCTGCCATTGAGCGTGCAAGATATTCCGCCTTCCGTGAGCGCAGCATTGGTATCGGTGCTTTGGGTTGGCATGCTTATCTACAACGAAATAATGTTGCGTGGGAATCAGTTGTCGCAAAATCATTAAACAACAGAATATTTAAAAATGTAAGAGGTAAATTAGATGAGGCGAATAAAGCGTTGGGATTTGAACGAGGCGAAGCGCCTGATGCTATGGGGACTGGGAACAGGTTTAGTCATCTTATGGCTATTGCTCCCAATGCTTCTTCTTCCATTCTTATGGGCAACACTAGTCCTAGTATTGAACCTTATCGTGCCAATGCTTATCGCCAAGATACTTTATCGGGTTCTCACCTAAATAAAAATCGCTACCTAGATAAAATCATCAAAGAAAAGTGTGATACAGATGTTACTGCTACTTTAGATTACGATGACATCTGGCGTTCAATCATTGCAAATGATGGTTCAGTTCAACATCTTGATATTTTAGATGAATATCAAAAAGAAGTGTTTAAAACTTCTATGGAAATCGACCAACGTTGGGTCATTGAACACGCTGCTGATAGACAGGAATATATAGACCAAGCACAGTCTGTTAATTTATTCTTCCGTCCCGATAGTCATATCAAATATATTCACAGTGTGCACTTCCTAGCATGGAAGAAAAAACTAAAGACGCTTTACTATTGCCGCTCTGAAAAGCTTGCAAAAGCAGATAAAGTATCTAAGAGAATTGAACGTGAAGTAATTAAAGAATTGGATATGGCAGCAATTGCACAAGGGAATGATTGTATTGCCTGTGAGGGGTAAGCATGTGGAGACTATGGGCTAAGGCTCTAGGCGAAAAGGCTAGTGAAGATAACGATGAAGCTGATAGAATTGCTATCATACGTAGTCTTATTGTCATTAGCTATTTCATTACAAATATGTTTATTATTGCAGGTGTAATTAGACATTGGAACTAACATGGACGCATACGATATATCAAATCAAATGAAAAACTTATGGGCTGAACATACTGATAAGAATAGTGGTTCAGGGAAGAAAAATTTTGGTTATGACATAGGCGTAGTTACATGGACAGATCAAGGTTATAGAGAAGTTATTGGACTTAGATATAACGAACAACTAAAAAAGATAGAACTAGAATTGGATAACGAATGAAAGAATTAATTAAATTTCAAGCATCTTGGTGTGGGCCTTGTAAGGCCTTAAGCGAAACATTTAAAAAAGTAAATGTTCCATATAGATTTACAGAAGTAGACATTGACGAAGATCCAATATTAGCTGCTAAGTTTAATATTAGATCCGTACCAACTATTATAATTTTAGAAGAAGGAAGTGAAGTGGCTCGCAAGGTTGGCAATATGTCAGTAGAACAATTAAAAGAATTTATTGAATAATGGTAAAATCTAAATCTAACCTACTATCTGAACGTAGCAACTTTAAGCCATTCAATTATCCTTGGGCTTATGACGCTTGGCTAAAACACGAACAAAGCCATTGGCTTCATACAGAAGTACCTATGGCTGAAGATGTTAAAGATTGGAAAAAGAAATTAACTGCTGAAGAAAAGCAATTCCTTACGCACATCTTCCGCTTCTTTACTCAAGGCGATATTGACGTAGCTGGTGGTTATGTTAAAAACTATCTACCATACTTCCCACAACCAGAAGTACGTATGATGTTGATGGGGTTTGCAGCCCGTGAAGCTTTACATGTTGCCGCATACTCACACCTAATTGAAACGCTTGGTTTACCTGAAGCCCTATATAATCAATTCTTAGAATATCAAGCTATGAAAGATAAGCATGATTATGTGCTAGATCTTTCGAGTAAAAATGGTGATAAACAATCGACTGCAACTCACATCGCAGTATTCTCTGCCTTCACTGAAGGTATGCAACTGTTTAGCTCATTCATCATGTTATTGAATTTTCCACGCCACGGTAAGATGAAAGGTATGGGACAAATCGTTACTTGGTCTATTGTAGACGAAACAATGCATGCTGAGTCTATGATCAAGTTATTCAAGGAATATATAAAAGAAAATCCAGAGATCTGGAACGATGAACTTAAGTCAAAGATTTATACAATTGCTGAAAGAATGGTTTTACTCGAAGACGGGTTTATTGATTTGGCATTTGAGTTGGGCGGTATGGACGATCTTAACGCTGCTGACGTTAAACAGTATATCCGCTATATTACTGATCGTCGCCTTATTAGTCTTGGTCTTAAGGGAATTATGAAGGTTAAGAAGAATCCTTTGCCTTGGGTTGAAGAAATGATTAATGCTCCAATTCATGGAAACTTCTTTGAGAATAGAGTGACTGATTACGCTAAAGGCGCATTAGGTGGATCTTGGAATGACGTTTGGGGAAAGGCGGCGTAATGGCACTAAAACATTTTGATTGCGATTCATGTGGAGCACATGGAAAAATAACATTTAAGACGGATGATGAGTTTAGATTATCTGATGTAGCTTATTGTCCATTTTGTGGTGGTGATATCTTTGAAGAAGAGGAATATGATGACGAAGAAGATCAATAAGGTAATAGTCTATTATGACGATGGCACATACGAAGAAATTAAAACTAGCCCTGCTGATATACCGAATCAAACAGTTAAAGATTCTACTCGCCCGTCTTTCGTAGATCTGCGACCAGATTACTATAAGATTAAAGAGTACGATACTACGCCACCTGCATATTGGAAGCCACCATTCACAGTAACATGTGAAACTGGTAGTGTTCCACTTAATTACACAATGACAACAGAAGAGCCAAATAACTGGAAGTTCACTTCCACAGGCAACTTTGCACCCGATAATAAATATTCCATTACATCAACTGGTAATGGGAATGTGGATTTATCAAAATAAAGAGTTTACTGAAGATCAGATAGAAAAGAATATTGGTTATGTTTATCTTATAACTAATAATATAACTGGTCGAAAATATATCGGAAAGAAACTTTTCTGGTTCTCAAAAACGAGAACACTTAAAGGTAAAAAGAAAAAAGAAAAGGTTCTATCCGATTGGAAGACATACTGGTCTTCTTCTGAAGAATTACAAAATCATGTGAAAGAACTCGGTGAAGGAAACTTTACACGAGAAATTTTGTATTTGTGCTCTAATAAGGGCACGATGTCGTATCTAGAAGCAAGAGAACAATTCGCATGTGCAGTCTTAGAAAAACCAAATGAATGGTACAATGGTATTATTCAATGTAAAATACACAGAACACACGTTAAGTTATAAATGACATACCTGTTATTCTTTAATGCTTTTGCATTATCAGTTATAGCAGAATATTACGCCATTATGGGATTGATGGCTATATTCTCTGGTTCACCAATTTCTATTGCTGTGATGGGCGCAGTCTTAGGTCTTTCTAAGATCGTGATCACATCTTGGCTATATAGAAATTGGAAACAAACGCCGATCATGATGAAATCATATTTCGTCACGGCTATTGGAATACTCATGCTCTTAACAAGTATGGGTATATTCGGGTACTTGTCAAAAGCACATCTTGAGCACGGAATATCTCTTGGGGATGTAGGTGCTGAAGTTGCGCTATTAGACGAGAAAATTAAAATACAAAAGGAAAATATAGATGCAGCTCGTAAAACGCTTAATCAATTGGATTCGCAAGTCTCCGCAGCCCTCGATCGCTCCACCACCGACGCCGGAGCCGATCGTTCAGCCTCCATTAGAAGAAGTCAAAGTCGAGAAAGAACCAGAGCAATTGAAGACATCGCCTCAGCCCAGCGCGAAATCTCCAAGCTCAACGAAGAGAGGGCGCCCAAAGCAACAAACCTCCGCAAAGTCGAAGCAGAAGTCGGTCCAATCAAATACATCGCAGCGCTCATCTACGAAGAAAGCGCCAGCCAAGACTCCCTCGAGAAAGCCGTCCGCTGGGTAATTATACTCATCGTCTTTGTATTTGATCCATTAGCGGTATTGATGTTCATTGCCGTTAATCAATCAATACGACCAAGAGAACCTCCTCTGGAACCAGCTCCAACTCCTATAGTTGAAGAACCTCCAGAGGAGATAAAAGAAATTGAACCAGAACCAGAACCAGAAGTTGAAGAACCAAAGGTTGAACCTGTTGTTCACTTATATGTTGACGAACCTCAACATATCAAAATGTCGGGTAATGTACAAGTCACCGACGAATGTAAAATTGAAAGAATCGTAACTTAAATTGTACAGAAATTCATAATGGTGGTATAATGTATCTAAGGATACTCTATACACTATCATGTTTACAGAATCAGATAAAACAAAACTAGTTACACTGCGCACAGCAGTACTTCAATACTATTCAAAAAAGCTTGGCGAATTAAACGATCCCAAGCTAACATCTCTATTCTTCAACCACTGTGTTATTTCTGGTGGTTGTATCTCTGCAATGTTCTGGGGAGAAACTCCCAAAGACATTGACATCTATGCTAAAGACACTAAAGACATCAAAGTAATCTCTGACTTCATAACAGATGTTAGCATCTATATTAAAAGTGCAGAAGCTTATGATTTGAATGATGCTTTAGTTCCTAATAAATTATGTGTTACTAATAACGCAATCACCCTCAAGAACGATGTTCAATTTATCACACTTAGTGATATTGAAACTGCTCGTAAACAATTTGATTTTATTCACTGCATGCCTTGGATAGACATCAAAACTCAAAAGCTTTTCATGTCAGAAGCTCAATTCGATTCTATTAAATCACGTAACATCATTTTGAATAAAAAAGGAGAACCTCCAAAGGAATATCGAGTTCAAAAATATGTTTCAAAAGGATGGAACTTTAATTCGTAATTATATTATAATTAAGCTATCTTAACAAGGATTGTTATATGCAAGGAGTAAAACAAGTGCCAGCACTATTGAAAGCAAAGGTTAGTCTTGAAGATCAGGTATCTGTTACCAAAACGATTGGTATGAAGACTGGTTATATGGTTCTATCTGAATTCGAAACTGAATTGGGTTATGTTACTGCAAAGGTTTTTCCTAAAGAATCTTCAGCAAAAGCATACGCCCAAGATCAACAAATTATTGAAGTAGACGTCATAAGGAAATTCAAATGATCATTGATTTTAACACATTTTTTCGTCTTAGAGTAGACGTTACTAAAGTAAAAGAAAATCTCTTCGAGCTACAAATGGAGAAAGTTGACCTAGAGTCTACATTTGTTAGCACTGTACAGAAATACTACTTTGAGCCGGAGCAACTCAAGCAATTTGTAGATTACATTAATGAGGCAACTCGTGATCACATCTAACTCACCTATTGATTGGACAAACTTTATGTCACCCGAAGATAAAGAAGATTATAAAAAGTCACAAGAATTTCGCGATTGGATTAACGAAATTCTTAGTACCACTGTAGTTAGTGTAACCTTTACTAAGAAGGATGGCACTAAACGAGTTATGGAATGTACTCGAAACTTTGGTCTCATTCCTATGGATCAACACCCTAAGAATGGAACTGTAGAATCATCTAATGCATGCCGCGCATATGATGTTGAAAAACGAGAGTGGCGCTCCTTTGTTTATGAAAACGTTGAAAGGTTTGAATATGTCATCTAAGATTATCCTTTGGCTAGGATTCATCATCTTCCTAGTCATCATTGCACCATTCCTAACGATCTGGTCTCTCAATACGCTCTTCCCAGCATTGGTTATCCCTTACACTCTTGAGACTTGGGCGGCATGTGTATTGCTTCAATTGGCCATCAAAGGCGACATTAGCCCTAAAAAGTAATACTTTTGGATACGGTGTACATTAATTCGTGTTTGGTATATAATACTAACATGAATTGGAGGAATTATGGCTACTAAAGAAAAAGAACCTAAACTGACAGCTGGTGAAAAACGTGCTCAAAAGCGACGTGAAACAGCTGCAAAAATGGACCAAGTTTTTGGCACTGGCAAAGGTAGTACTGAACCTACGCTAAATCCTCTTGACTACACCGCATCATTAATGCGTGCATTGAACTACTATAACTCTGCCTTTGACAACAAAGACAAGCGTAAGTGGTTCATGTCTTACGTCGGTAAAAACACGAAAGAATTCGATAGCTTATCTGACTTCGAGTTTCGTTCGGTGGGTACACTCATTCGTATGAAACAACGAGGTCAACCTCTTCAAACTAAAGACGAAGAATTTATTGATGCACGCATTGAAGAACTTCGTCGTTTGGCAAAAGAAGACAAAACTTACTCATCTATCAAAGGTGAACCTAAAGTTAAAGAAGAAAAACCAGTAGTATCGATTCAAGATCGTATTGCTGATGCAGCGTCTACTCACATCGGTGAAATCAATGGTCTCATTGATGAATTTGTTATGAATGATGTCGACATCGATGTGGGTGCCTATTTGAAAGCCAATGAAGTAAGTCCTCAAGTCAGTAAACTTATTCCAAAGGCTTTTGCCAGCACTATCTTAGAACTAGAAGAAGCTCTTGAAGGTAGTGACAAACAATTGGTTGAAGGTTATTCACACATTAAGAAAGTTAAGTTGAAACGACTAATTGCTCAACTTAAATCTATCGAAGATGCATGCCAACAACAAGTTGTTACTGCTAAAGCTGCTCGCAAACCACGAGCTCGTAAGGAAAAGCCTGCTAGCGTATTGGCAGCTAAAGTCAAGTTCTTAAAAGAATTTGCTGAATTGAAATTGACATCAGAAAAGCCTGAAAAGATTGTTGGTGCTTCAGAAGTATGGATTTATAATACTAAATATAAGAAGCTCCAGGTATATCGTTCATTAGGTGCTCTTTCAATTAAGGGTACAACTATTCTTAACTATGATGTAGCAACATCTGGAGCTAAGACAATGCGTAAACCTGAACTCGTTACAGGTTATGCAACAATGACCAAGCGTACTTTGGCTGGTGAGTTCAAAGCTCTTAAGACAAAGGAAGCAGCAGTCAATGGACGAATTAACGAGGAATGTATCATCTTAAAGGTGTTCTCATGAAAAAGTTAATCCTATCTTTAATGCTAGCAGTTTCAGCTCCTGCTTTTGCCGGTGGAGGTCATTGGCACGGTCACGGCGGTGGACATGTAGGTGGATATGGCGTATGGCCTCTTGTAATTGGAGGTACCATTGGGTATATTGCTGCAAGGGAAATGAATCGACCTGTAATCGTTCAACCTCCAGTTGTAGTTCAACAGCCAGTGTACAATAATTCACCTTCGGTATATAATCTACCTAATCCTCCGTACGTTGGAGCAACTCCGCTCTATGAAAAGCGTACGCAATTTGATAACAACTGCAATTGCTATGTTGTAGTATACAACCAGATCGGTTGGCAATAAGGAATTTATGATTTTAATTGATTATTCGCAGGTGTGTGTTTCGGCAATTCTTGCATTTAGCGCTGACCTTAAAAAAGGTGGCGACAATGATAAAAAGAATTTGATTCGACACGTTGCATTGTCGTCTATCAAATCATACAAGAAAAAGTATGGTAAAGAATTCGGTGACATCGTTATTGCCTGTGATGGTCGTAACTATTGGCGTAAGGAGTTCTTTAAGAACTACAAAGGTATGCGTAAGAAAGCTCGTGAAGAATCAGATCTTGATTGGTCTGTAATCTTTGACACTCTTTCTGAAATCCGTGAAGATCTTAAGCAGCACTTTCCGTACAAAGTTATTCATGTTGATCGCTGTGAAGCCGATGATGTGATTGCAGTATTGGCTCAATCAACACAGGAATTCGGTCAGCATGAAAAGGTGATGATCGTATCTTCTGACAAAGATTTTAAACAACTACATCAATATGATAATGTTAAGCAGTTTAGTCCTATGCTTAAAAAGTTGATTGTAGTAAATAAGAAGGAACTGCATGCTTGGTTAACTGAGCATATAGTTAAAGGTGATGCTGGTGACGGGATCCCAAACATCTTGTCTAACGACGATGTGTTTATGAATGGTGAACGTCAAAAGCCTGTTAGCTCTAAGCGTCTTCAAGAATTCATTGATAATGGATTCATTGCATGTAAGAATGATGAAGAACGTAGGAACTATCATCGTAATGCAACCCTTGTAAAATTCGAACATATTCCCGAAGAAATCAAGGGTGTTATTATGAATGAATTTGAAACACCAGTAAATGGTGATAAGAATTCTGTGATGAACTATTTGATTAAAAACAAGTGCAGGCATTTGCTTGACGAAGTTGAGGATTTTTAATGGCAACGAAATATATTACTGAAATCTTAGAGGAAGTGAATAGAGATATTGCTAATCTCACGAAACATCGTGAGAACGCAGCGTTGAAGTTCTTATTCCAACATGCTTTCATACCTGAACAAAAGTTTGTGTTACCTGAAGGTGAGCCTCCATTCAAACAAGAATCGGCTCCTATTGGAATGACACCTGCAAACTTTACGCAGGAAATGAAGAAGTTGTACATTTTCACGAAAGCTCGTGAATTGCCAAAGGTGAGACGTGAGCAATTGTTTATCCAATTGCTTGAGAGTATTCATCCATCAGAAGCAAAAGTTCTTATAGCCGTCAAAGATCAAACGCTAAATAAGTTGTACAAGAACATCACTGCAGATGTTGCAGCTGATTATGGATTCATTCCAAGACAGGCTAAAAATGAGGACTCGACATCAAAAAAATCTTAAAGTCATTCTCTCTATGGAGCAGGAAGAACTCGCACACTGGCTGGCACGTTTGCCAGACGACGAAATCGAGTATGTTGAATGGCTTATTGAAGAAGTTGAAAGTGCTCTAGATAATATTGTGTTAGAGCAAAGTGGTCTTGAAGATGCCCAAAAAGTTTTGGAAAAGTTTACAAAGAAAAATGAAGACAAAAGTTAAAGTGTTTAAGAATGGACAGGAAGTAGGTTGGTATAAAGACATCACTCCTGGCGCTAATGCTGTCATTGCAACATGTAAAAATCTTGGCTATGACATCACTCAATATCACTTCACCGAGTATGATAACACAGAAAATATTGTGTGGCGCGGTGAAAAAAGTATGGTAGATGACCTACAATACGTATAAATAAATTATCGAAACAAGGAAAGTATAATGCAACTCTGTCATATATCTTATAGTGCAAAAGCGAATGGTCTAAATGATCAGGCGATTGTACGCTCATTTACACCTGAGTGGGGTATGAGGGTCTAAGGTAAGACAGAAGTAAGTTCATCTAACCAAAGGCCCTAGTAAAAAAACTAGGGCCTTTTTGTTTTATAGTGTACAATAAATCGTAGATGGTGTATAATACATCTACACGCTCTTTAAAAATTCGTATTCTTTATAATTGATCCGGAATAGTGTAGTGGTAACACAACAGACTTTGACTCTGTCGTCCTAGGTTCGAACCCTAGTTCCGGTGCCATATTAAAACGCATAGCCGAGCAGGCAAGTTAATGAGTTGTGCGTTTTAATATGGTTTCATCTGGGTATAATGTCAATCAGGTAGACGGCGAGGTTTGGAACTTCGAGGCTGCAGGTTCGAATCCTGCTACCCAGACCAAAGATTTTGGAGTGGTCCTATAATGGTATTAGAGCGGATTGCTAATCCGTCGGTTTGCGAAAGCAGGCTTCTGGGTTCGAGTCCCAGTCACTCCGCCAAACAATGCCAGTGAGACTTGGAAGTCAGGGAGTCCTTATAAGACTTTTAGCGCCAGATTAGCGTTCTTGAGAGGGTTCGATCCCCTCCACTGGTACCAACATTATGAAAGGAGGCAATATGCCAAGTGTATTTTTAGTTAGCGATACGCACTTCGGTCACGCTGGTGTATGCCACTTCATGAGAAATGATGGTGTTACTAAGTTAAGACCGTGGGATAGTCCAGAAGAAATGGACGAAGAAATGGTAAAGCGTTGGAACGAAACAGTTCGCCCAACGGATAAGGTATACCATTTAGGTGATGTAGTGATCAACCGCAAGGCATTGAGCATTATGCATCGCTTAAACGGTGATAAGGTTTTGATCAAAGGTAACCACGACATCTTTAAGCTTGAGGATTACACTCAACACTTCAGAGACATTAGAGGTTATCATGTGATGAACAACTTCATTCTTTCTCATATTCCGGTTCATCCAGATGCTAAGGGAAGGTTTGCAGGTAACATCCACGGTCATACGCATTCGAACAACATTATGATGCAACCGGTTGGTAAGTATGGAGTTCCTATCATTGACCCGTGGTATCAATGTGTATGTGTAGAACAAACCGACTTCAGACCTATTTTGTTTGAAGAAGTTTTGAAACGGATTAAGGGCCTATAGCTTAATGGTAAAGCAGTGGACTCATAATCCATTGAGTCTAGGTTCAATTCCTAGTGGGCCCACCAATATATACTTAAGGAAGTAAATGTAAGGAAGTATTATGTCACAAATTTTAGCACTTGACGCATCAGGTTTACCACGGAAGTGGATCAATTACGAAGATGCTATCACATATTTTGCAAAGGAAATGGTAGTCTGGTCACTTGGTGATACAGTAGCTACATTCCGTGGTGGTGTTCAAAATAGTGGCCTAATGTCTGTAATTGAAACCCCTTCAATCATAGCGGTTAAAGGTAAGGGATTCAACATCGAAAAGGCAGGTAAGGTGATCCTTTCAAACAAGACTTTGTTTGCTCGTGATCGTCATGTATGCGCGTACTGCGGTGGTAAGTTTACGAACAACCACCTATCACGTGATCATATATTACCAGTCTCACGCGGTGGTGAAAACACTTGGATGAACTGTGTTACTGCTTGCATAAAGTGTAACACATCTAAGGGAGCACGTACTCCAAAAGAATTCGGGCACGAAATCTTGTACGTTCCTTATGCTCCTAACCACTATGAAAACATGATTTTGCAGAATAGAAACATTCTTGCAGATCAGATGGAGTACTTACTTGGAGGTGTGCCAAAGCACTCTCGTGTACTCCTGAACTAGGAATATGTACGTGTGATCCGAATGGCTAGGAACGAGATTGCAACCCTCGATTATGCAGGTTCAAGTCCTGTCACGTACTCCAAATGGTCATATAGGGCATAAAACCCCTATATGAATCAACAACTTATGTGATCAAAATGCACCAGAATGAACGTATGTTCTCTCGAAGGGTATCTTACCACTTCATTCATCCTGATGCATTCTGGCTGTAGTACAAAAGTATTACAAAATAACGGTGTACAATAAATCGTAGTCGTGATATAATTATCCTATCAAATCAAGAAAGGATAGTCAAATGGCTAGGAAATCTAAAGATGTTGTAACCTATATCGATGGCGTAAAGTTCACTCAATGCGCTTATCGTGGACCTAAAAAAGGTCAAGGGACTTTCCCTATTGATAAGTCGAAGTATACGGTCTGGACTCAGACGGTTTCCAAGTATACACGTGGTACAAACGGTGTTCTTGGAACAGTCGAAAGAGTTTAAAAAGATTGTGTACAATAAATCGTAGATGGTGTATAATACATCTCTACTGCTGATAAAGCAAACGTTCTTTAAAAATTTCAAAAGTCCTCTCTAAGTCTACGGTAAATACGGAGCATGAGGCATTGGGGAAATACTTTAAGAGTATTTCACGTAGGATTGCGAGGTTGGGGCAATTCTGCAACTATGCTGGGTTCGTCTATCGGTTAGGACACATGCCTTTCACGTATGTAAGACGGGTTCGATTCCCGTACCCAGTACCATTAGTTTAGCTGACGTAAGCCATGAGGTAAACGTCAACCTTGAGTAACTCTGTCGATAAACGGTAGTGTGGCCACCAATTCCGTTGAGGCTTAGCAAATAGTGCGTCAGCTAAACTAATGGTAGAATTTCCGCTCCTCAGCGTGGTAGAGGCGTTTGATTACACGATAAAGATCCGGTGTCCAGAAGACCGTTAGAGCAGACGTAAGCAGAATCTGGTATGCTGTACCACGCAGAGGAATTATGTAAATGTGGCGACAGGGTTGTAAACTCAAGTTGGGGCGATACGAAATACGTAGCCAACACCTAATTTAGGTCTCAAAGTGTTCATGGACGCACGTAGCACTGTCACTGCTAAAGAAGGGGATCGTTACCCCTTGGGACCGCCAAGTTTTTTTATTGCCCCGGTGACGGAATTGGTATACGTGTTGGTCTTAGAAGCCAAATTTTAGGAGTTCGAGTCTCCTCTGGGGCACCAAGTTATGGAAGTGTGGCAGAGTCCGGTTTATTGCACCAGTCT